CCCGATCTGGTCTAAATCAACCACGCATGACTTATCCGGGCGGGTAATCACCAATTCGCCTTGGTTGCCCGAGGCCAGACCGTCAAGTAACTGCCTGAATAACTCCGTCCGCACCCGCTGAATGTCCATAACCAAATCGGCCAAGGACAGGCCGGCCACGGAATGAGGCAGGGGCACAGACGAAACCGGGAACAGGGGCGGCCGGTTCATCGGCCATTCTTCGGCGCTCAGAATATGAATCTTATCTCCGTCGCCGGCAAAGACCACCTTTTGGCGCTCCGGCCCGTCAGCCCCGGCCGTCTTGATGTAAGCCTCGTAAACCCGATATGTCATCCGCTCCGTTTCGTTGTTGGTGTCGGCCTGATCCTCGTTTATGCGGGTCTGAATATCAGTCTCGGGATAGCTTTCGCCCCCATCAGGCAGGCCGTCCAGCCTGTCCTTGGGGTAACCCTCGGCCGCCAATTCGGCCCGGGTCTTGTCTTCCCAATGGGCGCAGAAGCGGGCGGAAACTATGTCCAGAGATTCGGCCGACCAGATAACGCGCTCCGGAGGCAGGGCCACAATCTTGACCCCGCTCCGGTCTTCCTTTTTCTTCTCTTTAATCCGGTAGAGGCTCCCGCCCTCCGGCCCGGCATACCACACAACGCTTAAATTTTCCCGCGCAGGATGAGCGCTAATAAAGGCCCAGGCTTCTTCATAGCTTAGACCATCCCATTCCTGGGTTATAGTCTCGAATGTCTCATCCCACCAGACCTTGGCCCAGGCCACCCGCTGATAGAGCGCATCCATGATGAGGTCATGCACCACCATAAAGGCCCCGCTCCCGAAGACCACCTGGTTGATGTAGTTGGTGGCTTCTTCGGCCGCGTCTTCGTCTTCCGGCTCACGGGGCTCGAAGCGCACAATCTCTTCCTGGGAGGCGAAGACGCGCATAAGAGAAGGCTTTGCCCATTCCACGGTTTCCAGGACGCTGCGGTCCTGCGTCGTGGACCAGCCGTTTTCCTTGCGTTCTGCGTCCCTCGGTAGGGGTTCGCCCAGGTAGGCACTTTTGAGTTCCGTTCTAGCACGGCTCAAAGTCGCCGAAGGCTTCCCGACGGCGCTTTGCATTTCCCGGCGGATCAGGTCTTCGACCTGTTTCAGATTTTTCACGTTCATTAAGCGGCCCTCGTGGCGGCGAAAGTTGAAAGGCGCTGCGGGCTCCGGCGTTCTTCTTCTTCTTCCATCGGGAAGGTCGCCTTTAGGTCGGGCTCAACTATGCGGGCGATGGCGTCCAGCATGTCATCGTGGGCCGCCACCGGAAATGTCAAATACTCGTCTTCAATAAATTCCTGCACGAAATCCCGGGTCTGGCCCTCGATGTCCACATAGGGCAGGCGGTTGGGCGTCCAGAATCGCCCCTGCTCGAAGATGGGCACCAGCCGGCGAATGCGGTCGGGCTTGGGCATTGGGCCGCCAAGCGCAGTAATGGCAAAGCGGTAGTTCCGGCGTTCCATTTCCGCTTGCATGTGTTCAATGTCCGCCTGCATACCGTAATGTTCGTAACCCACGGCTATGGGCCGCCAGCGGCGATGCAACCGGAAAAGGGTCTTGGCCCGCTCGGTGAGGTTCAGGCGATCCCTCACGGCGTCCAGGAGGTAATAATTTAGGTCGGGCCCCAGGCCTACCACGGCGAACACCGAATAATCGGAATCTTTCTTCTTGGCCGAGGCCGGGTCCACCAGCAGATAGACGTTCAGGCCGTCGGCCTTAGGCTGGCCGGCGGTGGAGCGCAGCCAGGCCTCCTTGAAGCCCATAACAGCGTCGGCCACCGGGTTTTGAAGCATCTGGCAGGCGAAGATGTAGGGCCCCATCTGGCGCCGCTTCTCAGTCAACTTTTCTCGGATCATAAGGGCCGGCGGCCCGTCAACCGTGCCGTCCAAGGTGGCCGCATGAAGGCGGGGCTTGGCGGCTTGGCGCCGCATAATCTCGGCGTAGGTGTCGTTAATATGGTAGCGGGTGCCAATGTAGCGCACCTGGCCGCCCTGGCTGCCCAGGTTCAGAGATAGCGCCCAGGAGTCCGTAACCTTGCGGATCATGTCCGGCGTGGTGACGGATTCCTTTGTCACCACGTCGTCGTAAATCATCAGGTCAAAATGCTTCCCGGTGGGCTGGCCGTCCACCAGTCCCCAGGCCTCAACTGTGGCCTCTTTGGGGTTGGTCTTGCGCCTGACCACTATTCCGCCGTCCTCGCTCCACCGTGGCGCTTTTTTCGCGCCGGCCTCCCACAGCACATCGGGGAACAGATCCAAAAGCAAGGGGTTGCATTCAAACTCCCGCTTGATCTGGTTCAAGAAGGCCTTGGCTATGGGCCGGGTGTGAGAAAATATGCCAACCGTGATTTCGGGGTTGTTGAGGATATTTTGGATGGTGAGCGCAAAAGTGATTATGGTGGACTTGTAATGTTCCCTGGCCCAGAGATCCAAGTGGCCGTCGGGCGAGGCCTGGACCTCACGGCAACGGTCATAAATCCAATCGTTATCAGCGTCTGGCCGATTGAGGACGTGGCGCAGAAGGAAAAATAAATCACCCAAGGCCAGGCCCCGGAGGTCGGACTTAGTCTTGGCCTGGGCGTAGATGTTCTTGGCTTCCTGCCGGTTCATTTTGCCTCTTTCAGGGCTGAGAGCAGCCCCGCCACGGCCGGCCCCAGGTCAACCTCTAGGCCCATCTGGACCGCACCGGAATGCTCAACCTCGTTTCGGTCGCCGTAAACCTTAGGCCTCATGCGCGCCAGCCGCCATTTGCGTGAATCCAAGAGGGCGCGAAAGGCCTGCGGGTCAAGACTACCCACTTTGCACTCTCTCTCAAGGTCAGCCATCTCATCAAAATGGCGGTCAGCCTGGGCATCTCTCGCGCGCGCGTATTGTCCACCGTCCACGTTGTTCAGAAACGTCTGCACCACGATTCCGGCCACCCCGCACGATTTGCGGACGCTTTCGCCGTCGGCTATCAGTTCGAGCGCCTTGGCAATTTTTGCGCTGCGCTCTCGCTCTTGCTTTTGGGTTAGCTTTCGGGCCATGCTATCCTTCGGGTGTTGCCGGCTTTCAACCGGCTCGCTACGCTCTCATGGTAAGCATAACCCCAAAAAAGCGGCCTGAACGGCTAACGCCTATCTAAAGACCACCTAACGCCTATCTAACGCCCAACTAAAACAGGTTGACGGGTTTTCAGATTTACGGCAAAAACGCGGCAAGGATTGATTTTTGGCAAAAAAAGACCGCCCAAAGGCGGATATGGAAGGAAGGGGCAAGCGGACTTTTAGGAGTGGGCGGCGGGCGGGCCGGGCATCTGGGCTTCAGCCCAGGCGGTGAGTTTGGCTCTGGTGGTCACCCAAGGGCCGTCAAGTCCGAGTTTTGAAACCGGGAAATCAGGAAGCTTGAGCAAGCCGCGCCTGACCGTAGTCTCACTCATGTCCAAGATTCGCGCAATACTCGGAATACCGACAATCAAGATGGGGCTAGATTCGGCCATAAATTCCTCCACCCCACTTATACACAATTTAATAACATTATGTCAAGATACATTGTTTTTTTGTGAATAAGGCAGACAGAAAAAAGGTATTTTAGCGAGGGTTAGACTGTCTAGGAAAAATAACTTTTTAAGTTTTTCAAGTTTTACAAAAGGCACTTGTAAAACTTAAATCCTGCATAATTTCATATATTTAATATAAAAATGCCTTATTGAGAATCAAGTTTTACAAACCTATATGTAAAACTTGATTGATAATAATTTTTATATGTTATCTGAAATCTTATTGAGAATGGCAAAGAAAACAAGTTTTTCAGTTATTTATAAATTGCTGTAATTATGCAAGTTTTAAGTTTTCCAAGTTTTCCCCCCTATAAGGGGGGGATATATATCCCTCCCCCGCCTTAGGGGCGGGGAGATATATACCCCAAAGGCACCCTTGGGGCCGCGAAGAAAAGATAAAGATACAGTGACTAGTTTGCTGGTTAAAATCGGTTTGCCTAAATCAGTTGGTTGTGATACCCTTATAACCCTAGATTGAAGACAAACAAATAGGAGGATATCGCAATATGGACTGGCTATCTTTAATTTTGATTCTTTTGGGCTTTGTATATGTATTTACACATATAAAATTTAATAAAAAGTGCAAAACATCCGTTTTATTTCAAGAACATGTCTTTCAATACATTAATGGCACTCTTGTTACTATTATTGGTGTCACCCTGGCTATTTTTGCTGCAAATTATTATTCAGACAAAAATGACCGAAATAAAACAATTATTCTTTTAGAGGCCGCCCAAAAAGATTTAAGTGAATTTAAGGGGCAACTTGTTATAAAACATTCAGCGCGTCAAGCTGATGTTTTGCAAACTGATTCAAGTTATTATAGAATTGCCTACCCCTTTGCACTACAAGATATACTAAAAAACGATGTAGTTATAGCAAATATTAATTTGCAAACGTTTACGCGTCTTAACAGCTTTGCTAATGATTTAAAAAGAATTTTTGATATTCTTCTAAAAAATTCAGACGTTAACCGTGAATCTCTATACATTGACGTTTTAAAAATAAACTCTAGCGTTATTAGCCAATATATAGACATTGAAATTGATTATCTTAAAGGAAAAACACGCCAGGAACAAATAGATGTAAAACATAGTCAAATATTAAGAGAGAGAAGGGACAATTTGAATAAACTTCCTGAGCAAGTGTGGACGTTTTAAGGCACTTATACATTTCGCCCATGCCGGGGCCGGCCTATTCATTCCTCCACGCGTTGATTATAATAGGCCCCGAATAGATTCGTCGTTGCGAATATGAGACTGTTTAACCCCTTTTGTTTCAATCTCTAGCCTTTTATCGTTTGGCGGATAATACGAAATCTGCAAAGAATCGTCGTCTTCTCCGTATTGAGTAAAGTCACCGTGTTCAAGGTATAGATGTATTGTTTTATTTTTTAAGCGCCATAAATAAGACGGCGGAATAATTAGGTTGTTTTCTTCTGGGGTATGATTATATTTTGTATTTATTGCATCTTTTAAGCTCGTTATTTTTTCGCTGACAGTCGCATGAATGGCGTTATATTTTTCATCTCTATAAGGGATATGCCCGACATAAACTATTATGGAGTCTAATTTATCGGCGGTGAAAAAATATTTCAGTGAAAGTTTTTCGCCTGCCACTATTTTTGTTCCAAAGAAAAAACCATTATACGTTGTAATTTCATATTCTAAGCATAATTTATGTGACTCCCATTTGCCGGTTAATCTGGAATCCTTTTGCCTTGACTCGCTTCTCTTTACTTCATCGAAACTCATCCCCCACTTAGT